AGTTGTTGTTGTAAACTTTAATTGAGTTGATGAATCTAAATTACCATTAGTTGCTGTATATGCAGTTCCACTTGGGTCAATAAGTTGTACTGTTCCTCCAAATGTTGTAGAAGTAGTACCAGTAAACCCTGTTCCAGAGACAGTAATTTCTGTACCAGAATTTGCAATAAAGGTTGGAATTACTGAAGATACCGTTGGAGCTGCAACTTCTTCTTCCATTATAACTTCATATGTTTTGTCTGTTGTTTTAGTTTGTGATGTTTCGTTAGATGTTGCAGTTGCTCGAACAACTAAATTATAAGTTCCAGAAACAATTGGAGATGCAGAAGGAGTACCAGAAATTGCACCATTAGAAGCAACAGCAATTCCATTTATACCTGCATCATTGCTTACTAATGAATATGTGATAACATCATCAGCATCAAGAGATGTGGCAGCAACTGTTGATGCTGTATTTAATTCTGCAAATGTGTCTCTTAATGGGTTATTTGAATTTGTTGTAATAGGTTGTGCTGATGTATTAAGAGCTGTTGCAGTGCTAAATGTTGGAGCAGGAGCGTATTCAAGTGCATCAGATGCTATAGCAAATGAACCATCTGGATTTGCAACTTTAATATCAAAACGGTCATCAAATGAACCTGTTTTTGCTTTGTTAATTATAGCAGTTGTAACTGTAAATGTTATAGATGTACTGTTTACAAAAGTTTTGGTTGGAGTAAGGTCTCCAGAGCTATCTGAAGGAACTAATACTACACTTGTATTACTAAGAAAATTTGTTCCAGTAATAGTCATAACAGCAGTTGTTGAATCTTGAAAATATCCAAGATTTAAACTATTTAATACAGAAGTAATTGTTGGAGCAGAAGTAACAAGTGATTTTGTTGTGGTTTCATTTGCAGATTCCATAACAACCCAACCTTGTGTTCCACTAGCTCCAAGTGCCGAATCAGTATACACAACAGAAACAGCACCTCTAGGTGATGCAATATCTTTCATTGCAATTTCACCTTTAAGTTTATTAGTGCCAGGATTTAGTCTAATTCTATTTGAATGTACACCAGAGCTTACTGTATCACTTAGTGTTCCTGCATAATCAACAAAACATATATAATCACCTCTGCTTGGTGAAGTGGGTAAATTAATAGTAACAGAACCATTAGTTGTATCAATATAATATCCATTATTTGCAGCTATAGTTGCTGAACCTACATTACTAGGAGTAATAATAGTATTGTTCCAATTTGTTCCACCCACACCTTGAGGAAGTGTAATTGTATTTGAAGTTAAATCTAATATATCTGCAAGTTTAGGAACAGTAACAGCATCATCAGAAATTTTAGAAGTAGTAACAGAATTATCTGGAAGTGTGACTGTTTTAGAAGATAAATCTAATGTGTTTGAAAGTTTTGCAGTTGAGATTCCACCATCAGCAAAGGCAGTAAGTTTGATTCTAGTTAACGGCATCTTTATTATTATCCTTTAGTAATTTTTGTAAGTCTGCTGTGCTTCCAACAAACAGTGCATTTGTTACTTTTCTTGGGCCTGTGTTTGATTCTTCTTTTAGTTTTTTCATTTTTTCTTGAAGAACAATAAGTTTTTCTGTAGTATCAGCTACATTCTTAATTAAATTACCAGCAACTTCATATGCTCTTGGATGCTCTGATTCTTTTGCAATATCAAGAATACCTTCAATTGCATCTTGACCACGTTCAATTAGAGTGTAATAGTTTTCTCTCTGATATTTATAATCATTGTCTACATCTTCATTATTTATTTTACTTGGAACATTATCTTTTTTAGGAGTTTTAGAAACAACTTCTGTTGATTTTTCTACTACATCAGTTATTCCTAAAACTTCATCAAGAACTTCATAACCTTTCATTCATCATTACCAGTAACAGGATTAAACTTTTTACTATCTTCAAAGAAAGAAACTGTTTCATTAAATCCAAAATCATCAGTATCATCATATGTAGCTGTAGATGGTTTTGGTGTTGCAGAATATCTTTGTTCTCTTGAAACAGCAACAGAAGGCATATCTGTATATTGATCGACTTGCACAGACTTGATAACTTTCTGAGATTGAACTGGGCCGTAAAGAAAAAACTTGACTGTGAAATTTAGAGTGTATATAATAGCTCTGCGAGATAGAAATTCTCCTTCATAGTCATCTTCATATTGAATATCATTTAGAATAATTGGAACATCTCTTACTATTCCTAGTTCTGGTCTTTCTTTGAGTGTTACACTATATTCAGGCTGAAAGAAAGGAAGAATTTGTTCTACAATTTGTAAAGCATCATCTGAATTTTTAGACATTGCATATAATTCAAAATTAATATTATATGGAACAGGCATATAAGATGATGCAAGTTCATTGGTTGCTTTTGTATTTGTAGTTTTCTTGACTTTAATTGCACGATTCATTTTACGATCTTGATCGTATTCTAAACCAACAATTTCAAAACCAAGTCTAGGAAGAGTAATAGCAGGAGCTTTATTTAAATTAGGATCTTGAGTAAGTCTTGTCAACCATTTTTGTTTTGGGCCATATGCAAGAGGAACTTTTAGTGTTTGAGAAGTAGAACCATCTGAATTTTGTCTTACTAAAAATATATTATTAAAAATACTACCAAAAGCAACAACAACATCTCTTGTTGTTTCATGGTAAAAGTGATTGCCTATCATTTAACATCTCCAAAAGGATTGGATTCTGAAAAATCCAATATATTATTATTTTCTAAATCAAAATCTGTATTTTGAGAAAGTGGTGCTGTTTTATCAATTTGTGTAAATATATCTTCTGTTAATATATATGATACATAACCATATCCAAATTCTGAATTTTCTAGCACAATACTTCCTCTCAAATCAAGATTTCCAGTACCATCATCTATAGTTCCACTTTCTAAAGCTATCTGGAAATTTAATGCATTAAATGAATATGTATCTTCAATAATATCAATTTCAGCAATATTCGTATCAAATTCTTCAGAACTATACTCAAATGTTCGGCATCGTAACTTATAAGTAGGTAAACTAGCTATTTGATAAAAGGGTTCATCATGGTCAACAAAACCAATTTCAAAAATCTTTTTTGATAAAGGGAAATAAACTAAGTCACCTTCATTGGGCCTACCAGATTCTGCATAGTTTGCACTATTTCCAATAAACTGTTCCCATCTTCTTTTAGATACAACAAAAGTTACTTCATCTTTCATATCAAGACCAAACTTGGTCATCAATTCTTTTTCACCTTCATATCCTTCAACATTTTCAACATACATTTCTATAAGATATGCATCATTAAATTGTGAAAGAGCATCTTCATCAAAGATAACATCTTTATCTACGATTGTTCTAGGAATGTAATATACATCTTGACCAAAGGCTCTAAGTTGTTCAATAATTAAATCTTCATAAAGAAGTTGTTCTCTTTGTGTACCAGTGTTAAAATAAACTGAAGTGGGCATATAATTACCCCATCATTATTTCTGGTGGAAGTTCATATGCCAGTTGCATTTGTTCTTCTAATTTATCAATAGCTTCTTGTGCTTGTTGATAAATTGCTTCACCATTTATTGTTACTCCACCTAACATTTGAACACCATTAAATTTAATTAGATTTGAACCCCATTGCATTTTAATTAGTTGTGTTGCATATTTTTTTAAGAAAGTATCATCCCAAACATTTGTATAAGTATTTGGGTCTAATTTACGAATAGCTTCAATTACCAAATACTCATTTACCGTAATACTATCACTCCAATCCATATCAACATAAAGTCTGTTTTGATGTTGATTGTGTCTAATTTGCTTCTGTCCAACTAAAATATTATTTAATAGCTCCAAATGATTCATAGTCATTTCATAATGTACAATAGCTGTAGAAGAAAAATCATACAAATCATTCAATCTCAATTGATACCTTGTATCAAACATATTCATAGTTCCAGTATTTGTAAAATCAAATACCTTTATTACTGAAATAATTGAAGAAGGAACAGGAATATAATTTTTTGCTTCTTTCCATACAGCAGATGTTGAACCATCTATATCTGTTACAGATGCAAGAGAATTGTCAGAACGTGCTCGGTCAATATCAGCTTGAGTAATTTGATATTTTAAATATACCCTTTCAGTTGCATTATAATGATATTGTGTAAAATATTGTAAAGCTTGGTCAATTCTGTCTTCCACTTGGTCTGGGTCAACATTCACATCAATAACAGGCTTACCCAAAGACCTTAAACAGTATTCTTTAAATTCAGTTCTTGTAGTTGGTATAGCCATGTTTATCCTAAAGCAATTGCAAAAATAATTCCACTATCTGCTGCTTTTGTAGTTACTTCTGCCTTTGAGTCTACGTCTAAATTTGTTCTTGCAGTTGCAGCGTCTACATCTGAAAGATTGTTATTTTTAATTAAATATGATGGGTCTGAACCAGGCACAACAAAGTTAGCAACAGTAACCACAGCATTACTGCTGTCTTTCATATAAATTGCTTTGTCTGCTGTATTAACTGCAAATTCCCCTACCTCTAAATCACTAGAGGCAGGAACACTTGAACCAGTTTCAGACCGTTTTGGTTTTATTACAGTGGCCATTAGATTATCTCACTTTATAGATTAAGAACCGTATGTTCCACCATCAAGTTGAGTCACACTTACAGCACCAGAAGTTACAGTAAAGTTAGCTGTATCAAACGATGCAACACCTTTTGTTGTCACTGTAGCATCAACACCACTAATCACACCAGTTGATGAAACATAAGCTAAACCTGTGCTCGCACCAACACTAACTGCACTACGTGCTCTTGCGTCTGTAAAATATTGATTAGTTGGTGAACTTGCTTCTGCAATGTTGTCTGCATTTAATGTTAGACTTGCACCAAGTGCTAAACTTTGAGAGTTAATTGTTACAGAACTATTTGCAAGTTTTGCGTTTGCGATTGAACCTGCAAGCATAGCATTTGTAATACCAAGTGCTTTTACATTTAATGCATCAGCAGTAACTTCAATAGATGAACCATCCACACCAATGTCTAATTGATTACCTGTTTTGGTAATAGCTGCACCAGCAACAATTTGTCCTGCACCAGAAAATTGTGTGTATTTAATATTACTATTAGCACCTGAGCCAATATTATTAACAATTTCTGTTTGTACAAAACCATTATCTCCTGCAAGAGTTCCACTTTGAACAAAGAAGAATGTTCCAGCAGTCAGTTCAGCTGTTGTATCTGCATCTGATGCTCTTGTTAAAGTAGTTGTATTTGTATAATGATAAATACCATTTTCAGCTAGATTTGTCTGATCTTTTACTAAAACTCTGTCTCCAAGAAAACCAGTACCAGTATTGGCAACTTGTAAATTAACAGCATCTAATACTGCAATACTATCAGCTGCAATTGTAATCGTTGCTCCAACTCCATTAGTTCCATTATTATATGTACCACTCAAATCAGCAGTAGTTGCAGCAGCACAAGCATTTTTAATTGCAAGACCTTGTGCAACAGAATCAACATAGGTTTTATTTGATGCATCATTTGCAGCTGTTGGATTTGAAACGTCAACAATTCTATTTGAATTTGCACTAATGTTTCCAGTAGGATTAAGTACAAGATTTCCAGAAGATGTTGCAATATTATTAGTTGTAACAGTAAGAGTTCCAACAGCCACAGAAGTTAATCCAGCAACAGTAGTAGAAGTAGAACCTAATGTAAGGTCAGTAGTTCCTAATGTTGTCTTTGTTACAGCATCTGCAATTTTATCAAGAGTAACAGCATCATTTGCAATTTTATCAGTAGTTACTGCATTATTTGAAATTTGTGCAGCAAGAATACCAGTTGATTTAATTGTCACAACACCACCAGTAACATCAAAATCAGATGAATCAAAAGATGCAACACCTTTATTAGTTGTTGTTGCAAGTTCACCAGAGATTGTTAGTGTATCACCAGAAACTGATGTATCAATACCTTCTCCACCAGAAACAGTAAGTGTATCACCTAAATCTACAGCATTTGTTGCTGAACCATCAGAAAGTGTAATAGTAGAATTTGAAAGTTTACCGTTTGCAATTGCACCAGCTAATTGTGTATTTGTAACACCACTATCTTTAATAGTAACTGCTCCAGCTGATACTGCAAAATCAGCAGTAGCAAAAGATGCAATACCTTTTGCTGTTGTTGTTGCATCAGTTCCAGAAATTGTTAATGTTGCACCACCACTTCCAGGCTCATCAACATATGTTGAGGAAATACCTGTTCCACCTACAATCAGACCATCTACATAATCTTCTACACTTTCTTCTAGAGCTGTTTGATTAAGGGTTACTTCTCCTTCTGCTGAAACTGCAAAGTCAGCTGCTGCAAATTTTGCAACACCTTTTGCAGTAGTAGATGCATTAGTTCCAGAAACTGTAATTTTATTAGCACCAACAGTTGTTGCAATACCTGTTGCCGCATCTCCTTCAACAGCAAGTGTTTCTGTTAATAGTGCAATTGAATCTGTAGTTGAAGCATCACCTTTAATTGTTAAATTTGTACCAATTGTTTGAAATGTTGTTGCACCACTTCCGTCTGTCATGATTGCTTGACCAACAGTACCATCTGTTGTTGGAAGTGTATACTGTCCTTTAATACTTACACTTGTTGCAGGATTAAGTGTCAATCCATTTCCAGATTCAGTGGCAATTGTGCTACCATCAAAATCCATCACATCAACTTTTAAATTGTCAACTTTTTTGTTTGCATCAGTAAGAATAGCTGAACTTGCAGTAAGTGTACCGTTTGTATGGTCTAACATATTCGTAAAATATTCACCACCAATTACATGTGGAGTTTCCGTTCCACTTCCACCTCTATGTCCTATATAAAGTTTTTTTCCAGCACCACCATTTCCAGGCGAAGCATCATTAGTATCATAAACATATGCCAACTCACCTGCACTTAAAGTTCCACTATTATGAGTAGGTAAATTGCCTCCTACGGTTCGTTTAATTTGAATAACTGTGGCCATTTGTTCTTTCCTATTTTATTGTTATTAAAAGGTTAATATGTTCCGCCATTTAGTTTCAAAGTTCCAGATACAGTGTCTATGTCATTTTTTGCTACCCACTTTACACTGTTGGATGAATACTGTAAAATTGCACCGTCTGCGAGAGCAGAAACGTCAATATCAGAAGAATTATTAATCTGTCCAGACAATTCAAGAGAACCAGCAGGGCCAGTTGGCCCCTGTGGCCCTTGAATTCCAGGCACAGTTACACGAACAACTCTAGGTTTGTCTGCTGCTACTGCCATATATTATCAACTCCTTGTTACACTAGGCATAACTGTTGCAATTCCTTCAACAACTCTAGTTTTATAATCATTTGAATTTGTGTTTGTTATGACCACATCATAAACATATCTTCCTTCTTCTAATGCTGTTGTTTGAACATCAGATAAAGAAATTGTTATTTTTCCTGTTGCTGGATTTGAATCAATTGCTGTGGTAAAACTTGTTGAAGTTGTGGAGCTGTATGTTTTGCGAATCTGAGCAAGAACAGTATAACCAGTGAGATTTAAAGCCAATTCATTAGTATCAGCTATTTCCATTGTAGTTGTAAAATCTGCTCCTTGGTCTATGAATATATTTGATACAGCTGCCATAAAAGAAAATCCTTATAAATGTATTTATATTTATAAGGATTTGATTTTGAAAAGAAATGAAATATTAGCGAGCATTAGAAAAGTTTACTGGTGCTTCAG